AAATTCAGTTATACAGTCTGACTTAATTCCAGTAAATCTTGTAGCACCTGTATAAGTTCCATTAGCAACGAGATCGCTAGCTAAGTGAATAAAATTGTATATTGCCTTAGTAGACTCATCGGCGTGAACACCAACTGTAGTAGCGCTAGAACTTAATGCTCTACTACCAGCTATTAAAGAAAAACCGTTATGATCTGCAACCGTAGCGTTAATGTTGCTTTTTAAGTTTTGAACAGATCCAACGTTAGCTCCCTCTGAAGTGGTTACCTCTATATTTAAAGCGTCTCTATATTCTCCGCTAGGAACTAATCTCTCGTCGAGATCTTTGTTCATTTTGCTCTTGAGAAAAGTTCTTTTAATCTCAGCCATTTACTAGTGTTTAATTTGTTTAGATTTACCTCTTAGTATTTGAGATATTTCTTCTAACTTAATGTTTGATAATCTAAGCTTAGCTTGTCTTGTAGCTGCTTTCTTTTCTTTTCTAAGCCTTTGAACAACATACTCAGGCATGTTAGCTCTATTGGCTACGACAGCGTACGCTATGTGTTTATACATTGCTTCTTCAGCAAACTTGTGAACTCTAGACTCTGCGTCAGTACCTAGACTGTCGCTTATGTATTTAACAGTAACTGTTTTGCCAGCTATGGAAGAGCCAAAGTGAATTTTTCCATTTAGCTCGTCAATATAAAATGTTCCGTTTATTTGTGCGTTAGCAGGGTTTATACCATATCTTTGACCTAGAAATAAGTCAAATAAATCAGTGTCAAAGTTGTAAGCGTCTTCATCAACGTTTGAACTAGTTTGTCCTTTGAACGATGTCCAAGTATCAGACTCTGATTGTAGATCAATAGCACCATCGGCACCAGCGTCAATAAAGCCCTCGTCTCCAATTGCACCTGTTTGCAAAGGCGCGGTTGGATTACTAGTGTTTATAGCTGGATATAAAACTCTCTCTATACCGCTGCTATCAGTTCTAGTAATTTTAACGTAGTTAACATAGTCTTGAGGTAGTGACATTTGTAGTGTTACTGGAACTTCTAACTCTAAAGACTTTACAGATTTTAAAGTATCAAAACTTAATTCTTGTAAAGCTCTTTGAGCGTGGAATCTAACGTCTGTTTTGCTAATTTTACTTATTAGCTTATCTTCTCCAACGTATATTACAAGAAACGCATTTATAATATCTCTAAGTGAAGTAAACTGATAAGCTCCATGACCACTTGAAGCGCCATAGTAACTCGCTTGTGTTTGTGATATTTGAGCCATATATTATTGTTTTTCTTGTTGTATATCTTTTATTTCTTCACCAGCACCATACTGATATACTGAAGGATCTTTAATAGCCATACCAGCGAGCTTTAAAATAGTATAAACTAAGTTAGACTCTTCTGATTCGTGAACTTCAAAGTGCTGAACGTCACTTGCGCTAGCATTATATATAGCGTTGTTTAAAACGACATTATAAGTCCAATTCACTAAACTTGGCTTCTTTATATAGTCACATGCTACATTAGATGTTTTTTGTGACAAAGTATGATTGGTTGATGACGTGTGGCCGTAAACTTTTATAGCACCCTCTGTTCTTATGTAAATTGGATACTCGTCTCTTGGCGAAAGTAAATAGCTATTTTGTATTCTGTAAAAATCTTTAAGAGAAATAAGCTCAGCTTCAACGCCGTTAAATCTAACGCAGTTTAACCTGTATAGATCTGTAGGTAAAGTAACACCAGAACTTATTGTAGTATTGTACTTTTCAAAAGTACTTATTTTTTCTTTCAACATTTCTACAGCGTCTGCAAAAGTAGTGTTGTTTCCGTGTACTCTTAAAAATTGACCAAGATCATAAAAATATTGATCAAATATATCTAACTGCGCTTGATTAGCTAATATGTTGAATTCTTGAGGAGTAATGTAACCTCTTTGTTCTTTGTTGGCAATAGCCAAAACTCTTTGATAAACTTTATTTACATCTACTGCCATTATGTTTTTTTTTATAGTTAAGCAACCACCCCGAAGAGTGGCTGCTCTACTATAGGATAGTTACGCGTTTAAGCGTTTTTCAATACTGGAGAAAACCTCCATACCTTCATCAGTTTTAAACCAAGCGGCTAAAGCTGAATAAGGATGCTCGTCAAAAGGTACGTTCATTAGTTTTCTATCGTTAGAACCCCATGTAAAAGTTCTTTGATCGCTAGACAACTTTAATATACCCATTTCAGTAGCTTTAATACCCGTGTTTCTCAAAGATACATTTTCATCGTTTACTAATTCTAAGAATAAACCAGGATTTCTTTTAGCATATAATAGTAAATCTCTTCTTAATTCCTTAGAACTCATCTCTGATACCTTAGATCCGATCTCTACACGCATAACAGCTTCAGCTAAATCAATATCTAAATCTCTAGCTACCATTAATGCTTCAATTTCCATTTCAATGTAATCTACTTGGTCGGCCGCTACTTCAGCAGGCTTGTCTTCAAAGTACATTACGTCTCTGTCTGGGTGGTGTAATGATAAAAACTTTTGCAATACTGTTTTTTCTTTTGGTACAAACAAAGCTCCGTTTCTAAATATAATGTGAGACAATCTTTGATCGCCTTTCATTTCATCAACAAAAACCGTTCTCTGGTTCTCACAATACTTTAATTCTCTTTCAAAACCTTTGTTTTCATCAAAGAAAAATATATTAGCAGATCTGATCATTCTTGATAAAGGCTTTTTCTTACCTTTCAAATAGTATAATCTATCTTTAATCTCCCAATCGTTCTTAGGAGCCTCTACTTCTTTTTCTGCAACTGCTGTTTCAATAACAACTTGTCGCATTTCATTTGTAGCTTTTGTTGTAGGCGCTACGCTAGCCTTTGTTGTTTGCTTTTTAGCCATGATATAATATAATAATAATTAATAAAAAAAACTACCCCACCCGAAGGCAGGGTAGCTTGAAAAAGTATTTCTACTTCATTAACATAAAGTTGTTAGCACCTTGAGTAACTAAACATCTTTCTGACAAGAAGTGGATTTGCATTGCATCTAAAGCAGATGTAGCAGCTCCAACAGAACCAGTAACCCAAGTTTTCATTCTTCGGTCATCTGTTTGAGAAGCACGGTAACGTACGTGTAAGAACGGACGCTTCATGTTTTTCCCTAACATTTGGTCATATACAGAAGATACACCAGCTGGTACAATTACCCCTCTAATTGCAGCAGAAGTAGCAGCAGAGTTAATACCGCCTCTAGTTCCTTTGTCGTTTAGATATTTCATGTCAGACTTATAGAAGTCGTAAGATCCTCTACGGAATCCAGAAAAACCTAAGTTTAATGCCATATCTTCAGAGTTGTCAAATACTCCGTAAGAAGTACCACCAGCACCGTAAGAATTCATAGAAGCTAACATATCATCGATAGCAAGAGACGTAGCTCTGTTTACGAACATCATGTTTTCTTCAATAGCACCTTGGTTGTCAAATTCAGCTAAGATAGCATCGAATTCAGCTAAGTCAGTAGCAGCGTTAACACCAGAGATACCTGAAGTTACGTTACCTCTATCTTCGATAGCAGCAAATAAACCTTCAGTACCAACACCAGCGTCAGACGTAGCACCTAAACTAGTATCAACAACAGTTGAGTTAGAACCTTTAACGCTTTCAAGCATTGCCATTTCTAAATAGTCAGTAAAACGTGATCTTGTGTCAGCTTCAGCTTTTAAGTACCATAAGTAACCGTTTTGCCCAGCTTCACCTGAAACTTCAACCCAACCAATACGAGATGCATCAGATCCTGATACTTCGTAGTAATCTTTCATAATAATTGGCTTATTAGAAAAAGACTTGAAAGTTGGCTCATTAGCAGTTCTTGAAGTAGATGCAGCAAAGTTTCCATCGTTGTAAGATGTACCTTTAGCGTATTCAGAACCAATAACTAATAAAGTAGAAGCACTTGCGCCAGTAGCGTGACCAGTTAAGTCAGCTTTGTCATAAGGCTCAACTTGAATAACAGCTGTATCAGCGTCAACAACTAAACATTGTGTAACGATACCAGCAGAAGCAATAAGTACAATGTCGTTAGTTCTAACACCATGGTCAGCCACAGTAAATCCGTCACCTGATACGTTTCCGTCGATGTCAGATATAACTTGAAAAGTACCGTTAGTAGAACCAGCGGTAGCTACTGTTCCTTTTAATGCTATGTGTAATCTAGACTGCTCAGACCAAACAACTTGGTCAGAAGTCATAGCTTCTTCAGCCCCTACTTGAGATAAGAAACCTGAAATTGTTCTGTTTCCGAACACTTCAGCCTCTTGCTCCATAAGGTCTGGTAAATATTGTTGCGCCCACGTTGTGTCCGTGCCGCCTGTAAAATCTAAGTAATTTGAAGATAACGTTTGCTTTTGAGCAGTTGGTACGCTATTCAAATTAGTTCCTGGAGTAATTGCCATAATAAATTGTTTTTAAATTGTTAAATTATTTTCGTTTTTTAATCTTAAACTTAAAATCAGAAGAATTTTCGCCTAGCACTCTTACTTTCATTCCGCCACCTTCAAACGTACTGTGAGTTTGTCGTGGGTCCATATTAACGTTTTTTGCCTTGTTGACACTGTCCTTGACAGCATCAGCCTTGCCTTGTTCATAAAAGTGTTGTGCAATAGCATCTGCGTTCATCGCTGTAAATAAAGATTTATGATAACCCTTAGCGTCTGACATTGTGTTATCTTCTGCCAAAAACTTTTTGACAAAATTGTTAATGTCGCTTTGAGTGTTCTTAACCTCTTTAGCGTTTTTTACATTGAATCTATACTTTTTGTCTCCGACGTTGTATTCAAAACCTTTGAATTTGTCATTAAAAACCTGATCGGTTTTTTGATTAAACTTAAGTTTAGCTTCTGATGCTACTTTTTTATTCTGCTCCGATTCCTTGTTATATCGGTTAAAGAAGTTCATAGCTTTTTGAGCCTCAGGTGTTAACCTTGACCCAGCTTTAACTTCTTCATAATATTTAGACTTTTGCCCGTCTAAGTAGGCCTTTGCGCTGGCAACTTGCTCTTTAAGCGCTAGTTTTTTTCTTCTAATATCTCTTTCTTCGTCTAGCTCTTCATCGTAGTTAAACGAGTCTTCAATTAGAAACTCTATTTCGTCCGCATCTAAATGCGGTTTTGTTCTTTTATAATACTCTGTTAAAGCAGTCATATTATCTAACTCAGAGTAATCTTTGTTAAGATTAACGTAATCTTCCAAAGTTCCACCAGTTTCACCCATAAAGTCAATTAGCTTTTGGATATTCTCTGGTAATGGCTCGCCAGTCTCTTGAGCTTCAGCTATCGCCTCTTCTACTTCTTCAACAACAGCTTCTACCTCTTCAGTTACTTCTTCAATTACTTCTTCTAATACTGCGTCCTGTGCTTCGACTTCCGGCTGTACTTTTTCTTGTTCTTGTACGGGCTCGGAGTTTTCATCGCTTCCAACCACTCTTGTGTCGTCAACCGTGCCATCTGCAGCTTCTGTTGTTTCTTCTTGGTTTTCATCTTCAACTGGCTTGCTTAAATCTACTTTGATAATACTGTCATCTCCAGCAGATTCAAACTTAGACTCGTCGATCACAGGCTTTTCAACCTCTTGCTTTTCTTGAGTATCTTGTGTTTCTTGTGTAACCTCTTCGGTTACGTTTTCATTTTCTTCCATAATATAAAATATAAATTAGTAATTATATAGGCTCAAAACCACCTAAGTTAAATCCACCAAGTATATCATTACCTGCTGATTCAAACTTTTTAGGTGGCGTACCTTGCTTTCTTTGGTCTATAAGCTCACTTTGCTGTGAAGCTTGTATTTTGGTTCTTTCATCTTTTCTATTTTCTTTAGCTTCCTCTCTAGACTTAAGTATTTCAGTCTCCATTTGTTTAAGTTGCATGTTCATTTGAAACTCTAGCTCCATTAAAGACTTTTTGAGAACAGCATCGGCTTGGTTTTCCTGCATTCTAAGCTGAGACTTTGTTTGCTCTAACTGTGCATTCATTTGAGTTATAGCTTGCGTCTTTTGCATTTCTGCTTGCGCTGCAACTTGCTGAGCCTGTGCATTAGCTTGTGCTTGTGCTTGAATGTTTTGTTGTTGTATTGCTTGATCTCTCTTTAGCTTTTTAGCTCTTCTAATTTTTAGCATTTGATTAGCTAGCTTAATATTTTTTATTTCTCTAAGATCAATAGCGTCTTCTAAGTCTATATTTTGTTGAGACAAAGCTACTTGTATATTATTTTCTAGTATAGCTTTTTGCTCTTCATCAGGAGCTAAGTCTATAAAGATACCAAAGTCATATAAGTGTAGCTCAGACATTTCTTCTAGCGTAGCAACGTTATGAGCGCCTATAGCTTGTATGAAAGCGTCTTTAGTTGGAGAGTATTCTATAATATCAGATATTCTAAGTGATAAACATTCAGCGACTTCAGCTGTTAAATATAACCCAGCTTGCAATATATGTCTAGTCGCTGTATTAGAATTTGCTGCCGCCATTTTTTGTACA